CAGCAGCTATGTGAGCAGTATCAATGCTGCCATTTACATAATGCTCACTATTGATGGATAAGTCTGCGATCTTGTCACCGTTGACAGCATCAGCGGCTATGTGAGCAGTATCAATGCTACCATTTATGTAATGCTCACTGTTAATAGATAGGTCTGCAATCTTGTCACCGTTTACCGCATCAGCAGCTATATGGGCAGTATCAATGCTGCCGTTTATGTAATGCTCACTGTTGATGGATAGGTCTGCAATCTTGTCGCCGTTTACAGCATCAGCAACAATCTCAGCAGTGTCCACTGTGTCATCGGAAAGCATCGCATTCGTGATTCCGTTATCTGGTATGGAAAAAACTTCGTCAGTTAAGTCCAACCCGCTACCCGCTGTGTAAATCGTGTCCTCATCAGGCAACGTAATGGCATTGCCATTGGAAATCGTCAGCGTCTGCCCATCAATGGATAACGTCTGCTGGTCTAGGTCTTCCGGTGTCACCCACGTCGAGTCGCCACGCAGGAATACTGTGCTGTCGGCTGTGCCGCTGCCCAGTCGGGCCGTCTCCATTATGCCACTAACGATTTCGGAAGTAGGATGGGTGTGGGCGGAAACGTCACCGCTGATAATGCGGCCACGAAGAACAGTACCGTCAAATGAAGCGGTATCGGTTGACGAAGCAGGCAGGACTTTACTCATTGCTTGATTGCTAACAGCTCACTATTGCGCTATAAGTGATACCGCATTACGGCCAAGTAGTCAAACATGACCTCGGAGAAATACGGACTCAAGTTCAGTCATCCTATGAATGATCTGGAGGTGGAGCTGTATGCTTTCCATCATAACCGCACACCAGCCTTAGGCGGGCTTGGGAGGTTTGAGCACTTCAGGCGAGCTGTTAATATCATCTGGCCTGAAATGATATGGAACGAGTGGCTGGAGAGGCAGACTGAATCCCTCTGTGAGAACCAATGGGTGAGCTGGACTGGGTGTGCTGCCAGCGGTAAAACTTTTGGCAGTGCTTTATACGCGCTGACGTGGTGGCTGGCTGACCCAATGAACAGCACCGTCATCCTCACGTCCACTACCGCTAAGATGATCCGTAAACGTGCTTGGTCTAACCTGACAATGCTGCACCGGACTGCGGAGGGTAGCCTTCCCGGCAATCTGGTTGATTCCAAAACCACCCTCCAAGCCAGTAAGGGCGACGATAAGAACGCAATATTCGCCGTGGCTGTGCTGGATGGGGCTACGTCTAAGGCTGTCGCCAATATTCAGGGCATTCATAGTGACCGTATTCTGGCTATTGTGGATGAAGCTACTGACACCCCTGAGGCTGCCTTTGAGGCCACTAGTAACTTAAGTAAAGGTTGCTCTGAATTTCAGTTCCTAGCCATAGGAAACCCGCAGTCCAAGCTCGATGAGCACGGCAGATTCTCTGAGCCAGAGGCTGGGTGGGAGACTGTGGGGGTGGATACTGAGGAGTGGAAGACGAATAGAGGTGTTTGCATCCGGTTTGACGGGATGAAGTCTCCCAACATGAAGGCCGGCAAAGCCAAGTATGAGTTCCTTATCACACCAGAACAGGTGTCACAGTCCGTAAAGTTTGAGGGTGAGTCCTCCCCAACCTTCTGGAAGTATGTGCGTGGTATGTGGTCGCCGGAAGGCGTCTGTCGCACGGTGCTCAGTGAGACTTTATGCGACAAGCACGACGTAAGGGGGCAGCACACCTTTATACAGAACTCAATTGTGCTAGGAGGGCTAGACCCTGCCTTCGGTGGGGACAGGTGTATCCTTCGGTTTGCTAGATATGGTGATCTGGAGTCAGGGCTGATGGGGGTGCAATTCGATGATATTGTTAATATCCAGCTCGATGCCTCATCAAACGAGCCAATCCACTACCAGATAGCAAATAAAGTGAGGGATGCCTGCCGCTCTAAGGGCTGCGAGCCGGCCAATCTGGCAATAGATGCAACTGGTGAAGGTGGTGGTTTATGCGATATTATCACTAAGGAATGGAGCAATCAGATTAGGCGTATTGAATTTGGGGGTAAAGCCAGTGACCTGCCTGTCTCGCAGGAGGATGGACGGCTGAGTCATGAAGCCTACTCTAACCGTGTTACAGAGCTGTGGTTCTCGGTAAGGGAGTGGGTTATCCACGGGCAGGTAAAGGGAATGGAGAGAGACACCATCATCGAGTTCTGCTCACGCCTGTTCGATGACTCCAAGCGAAAGATAGTGCTGGAACGTAAGGTGGACATGAAAGCTCGCACTGCCCAGTCGCCTGACTTGGCTGACGCTGCCGCTCTGGTTATCGAGACAGCACGACAACTTGGCACGGGCCGCTTGAATATGAAGCAGGAAACTGATACAAAGTGGGAGAGTACGGTGAAGCAGTTTGACTCCCTGTACAGCGAAGAATCACTTTATGCTGACGTGGCGCAATAAGACTAGGACCCCTTTCGGGGGGTGGCGTTATCTCGTGCCGGAAACGGATGTGCTAATAACTGGGCCACACTGGGGTGCCCTGCTGGCTAATGTGGCGGCACACCTACAGGCCAACACTCTCCCGTATGACCCCAACTTGGAGCGCAGGATTGAGCTGTTCATGTGTAAGGAGGTTCCAGATGGTTGCAGTGATATACCAGACTCACAGGTGAAGGCTAAGAAGATGACGGTTGGCGATGTGCTCCGGTTTACTGCGATGATCGGAGCTGATATGCTAAATGGCCGTGAGCGAGTGGATAAAGAGGAAGCTAACAGGCGGGCAGGTATATGTGTGGGGTGCCCGGACAACGTAGACCCTGAAGGCTGCTCGACCTGCAACCGTGGCCGAATGGAGAAGTTAATCGAAAAGCTGACAGGAGCAATCGCCACGAAGCGCGATGCCCAACTGAAGTCCTGCCGCCATTGCGGTTGTATCAATAAGGCTCAGGTCTGGTTCCCCCTCGACCTGCTGCAGAAATTCACAAACACTGAAGTCAATGAGGCTTTGCCAACCAACTGCTGGAAAAAGAAATGAGCACACCTAGTTCACAAATCAACCTGAAGAACCTCTCTGATGGAGGGCAGCCACCCGAGTCCCGTCTTAATGATGCAGAGGAGGTGGCGGATATTGTCAAGCAACTGGTCAACGCAGACGAGAGGCGCTCCCACGTGCGCTCGAAGCTGAAGGGGCTGGTAGATGGTAACAGTCCATATAGCTCTGGAGACTTGAAGAAGGCAGGGCAGAGCTATCGCACCAACGTCAACTTCCGTGAGTCAGAGAACTTCCTGTCGATGGGGCTGTCGGCCTTCTACGATGTGTTCAGTGAGGCGCCCACCTATGCAAATGTCCGCATCAACGCTGACGATGCTAATGAGTCAGAGGTGTATAGCCGGATCATCACTGAGGAGTTTGATCGGCTTCAGAAGCAGGATGATAACTTTGATTACCTGATCCAGTTATCCCAGCACGAGATGGTGCTGTACGGGTATGGCCCAATGATATTTGAGGATAATCTGGACTGGAGATGTAAGGCAGTCAGGGCAGCAGATATACTGGTTCCTGAAGGCACTAAGTCGAACGTCAATGACTGGACTATCTGTGCGGTGCGAACCCGCTACCACGTGCATGAGCTTTACAGTTTCATTCGCAATGAGGAAGCAGCATCTGCCGCCGGCTGGGATGTCGCTTCCTCTAAGAAGTCCATCATGAAGGCTGCCCCCGATACGCAGGGAAGTAATCAGTTAAATTGGGAATTTCACCAGCAGCAGTTACGAAACAACGACCTGTCGTACTCCAACCGCAGCGACATCGTGACTGCTGCGCACGTCTTTTACCGGGAGTTCCCTACGGATGAAATGCCGGAAGGAGGCATCTCTCATTGCATTGTTGATGAGCGCGGGGTGGATAGTGAGAAGTTCTTGTTTAGGCGTGTGCGCCGATATAAGAGCTGGAATGAGGCGATCCACTGCTTATTCTATGATAAGGGCGACGGCAGCTTCCATTCCGTGAAGGGGATGGGGGTTAAGATGTACGGAGCTATGGAGATTAAAAACCGATTGCGCTGTGCTCTGGTTGATGCGGCCTTTACTCGCGCCCAGATCATGCTGCAGCCCACTACGCCTGATGCGCTTAACAAGTCCTCGCTTGTTCAGTTGGGGCCAATTGCAGTGCTGCCGCCGAACTATAACGTGGTGCAGCAGAACGTAACAGGTGCTCTGGACTCGACCATGAGCGTTGCCACTGATCTGGAGGGTCTGCTACAAGCTAACCTGTCCCAGTATAGGCAGCGGCTAGAGAAGCAGGGCAACCCACGGACAGCCACTGAAGTTGAGGCTATTGTGGGGCAACAAGCCACGCTTGGTAAGACACAGCTTAACCGTTATTACGAGCAACTGGATGCCCTCTTCGCAGAGCGTTACCGCAGGGCAACCAGTGCCAGCTTGACCAAGACTTCCCCCGGAGGCGCCGAGGCTCTGGAGTTCCAGAAGCGGTGTAAAGATCGGGGGGTGCCGGTTAAGGCAATGCGGCAGATTGATTATGTTCGTGCCACCCGCACTGTCGGGCGTGGCTCAGTATTTGAGAGACGCAGTATTATGCGTGAATTGATGGGGGTAAGCTCAATGCTGCCTGAATCTGGCAGGGCCAACGTCATTGAGGACACAATTGCCAGTATGGTTGGATACCAGAACGTGGAGCGTTACTTCCCGAAACCAAATAAGGACATCGACAAGCAGGAGCAGGTTCAGGAGGCGATGAGGGAGAATGCATTATTTAAGTTGCGGGTGCCAATACCTGTGTCTGACTTGGACGCGCACGTCACCCACGCTGAATCACACCTCGCCTTCGGGGCGCAGGCCGCTGAATCCATCTCACAGGGTGGCGACTTGATTGAGGTAGCCACTGTCCTTAAGATGCTTCTCCCTCACTTGGCTGAGCACCTTAAGAAGTTGGGCGTAGATGAGGGCCGAAAAGAGGTTTTCAAGCTGCTCAATGAGCAGGCCGGAGAGCTTGCTAAAGTGGCCAACCAGATCAGTCAACGGGTGCAGCAACAACTTCAGCAGCAGCAAGCTGAGCAACAGCAGCAGCAGAATGGGGCAGGGTTTGACCCCACTGAGATGAAGGCGGCGGGAGATGAGGACAGGAAGAATGCGGCCCACGCCGCTGACCTGCAACGTAAGGATGCAAAAGCTCAGCAGGAGATGGCTCTTAGGGATGCCAGAGCGGCGGCTGAAATACGGCGGCGATGAATAGTACCTCCTCCATCCCCGTCACTGACACTGAAATGACCATGATGGTGCAGTCCCTTATGGCTATAATAGAGGCTACCTCTATGGCTTTAGAGTGTGATTCAGGGAATGAGGAGGCGAGGGAGGAGCGTCAGGTAGCACGAAATCTCTTGATGAAAATCATTATTCGAGTAATAAATCACAACAATGAACCCAAACATACGCTCATTATCCCAGTGGAGACAAACCCCGAGCTTAATTAGTAAGGCTAATAAGGCCCTGAATGATGAGGTTATACAGGAGATGCTCCGCGTGATGGAGAATGAATTACCAACCAATCAATCCCTACCATTGACAGGCACAGACACGAATGCGTTTGTGTACGCCTATGGCTGTGAGATTGGTTACAGGAATTTCTTGGCTAAGTTTCGCGCCTTCGCGCAGCCCCTGCCCAAGCAGGAGGACGTAGAGGCCAGCTTTAGCGAGAAAAATGACGACTAACTATGAGTGAAGAAACCAATACCGCAGTAGCGGAACCAGAGGTGGCGGAGGCTAATACCGAAGTCAAAGGCCCAGAGGTCGATTACATCGACGAAATACACAACCTTATGAAGGGGGAGCCGGAAGCGGCTGAACCGGAAGCGGCTGAACCGGAAGCAGTTGAACCGGAAGCAGTTGAGCCGGAAGCAGTTGAGCCGGAAGCGGAGCCAGAGAAGAAGTCCCGAAGCGCGGATGACTTCAAGCTGCTTAAGACCCAGAGAGACACAGCCAAGTCTGAGCTGGAGCACTTACGGGCTGAGGTTGCTGACTTGAAAAGGCAGGCCGAGAGCAGTGATGTAGAGTCTCTACGTCAAGAAAGAGATGACCTGTCCAGCCGCCTGAAGGCTGCGTCCATTGAGAGGCACCCTGAGTTCAGGAAGTTTTACACACAGAAACTGGAAGGCGTCATCTCCCGAGCCAAGTCTACGGCAGGTGAGCACGGTGAGCGGATGGAGCAGATATTGAAGATGGATAACTCCACGTACCGCGACCAGCAGATGGAGGAGTTATTCTCTGAGTTGCCAACCAGTAAGCAGGCTACGCTAGGCGCACTGATAGCACAGGCCGATGAGGTTCGGGCCGAGAAGCAGTCACAGCTTGAGGATGCAGACAGCACCTATGAGCAGCTCATGTCCACACAGAACAACCAGCATGACCAGATGGTGGAGAAGAGCCGTAAGGTATTCGAGTCCGTTGCTGAACGGGCATCAGCTCTGGAGGTGTACCAGAAGAAGGAGGGCGATGACGCTTGGAACTCTGAGGTGGACGCCCGGAGGGAGATGGCACGTAACGCATTCCTCGGCCAATCGAGTGAGGAAGAGCTGGCTATGATCGCCTTATGGGGTCCGGCTGGTGAGAAGTACCGCGAGCTGCTGGGAGTACAGATAGAGCTTAACCAGAGGTTGCAGAAACAACTGGACGGTTTACAGGGGGCAACCCCGTCAGTGTCAACTGACAGCAGCAAGCAGACATCCTCCGAGAAAGGCTTTATAGATGAGGTCAATGATTTGATGAGGGGTTGATATGCCAAAAGGAAAAGGGACATACGGGAAAAAACGGGGAAGGCCGCCGAAGAAGAAGTCTAAGCACGGGAAGAAGTGTAAGTAGGTAGTTGCCTACCTTAGTAAATCCCACCTATCGCGAAAGACCTCGTACGGACAGACGTGCCATTTGGCCGCCTGTAGAGGGTGCGCTCCCGGTTCCCAGAATCGTGCGCTTAACTTGACCTCCTCGATTGGGATGACGTAGAAGGCTGGGCCATTGCTGTACATCAACACCACCACGAAGTAGTCGGCATCATTCTTACTGTACGGGAGCTTCTTGCCGCCTCTGGCAAATAATACTCGATAGGTTCCGTGCTTGGTCTTTACTGAGCTGGACTTTACTTGGAGGCGTGTGAGGCGGGAGCGGGAGTCGCCGATCAGGTCGTAACCTTCGCTGTCACCAAAGGGCCATGAAACAGCAAACCCGTGCTTCAGGAGTTCAACCGCCGTAAGCAACTCTGCTGTTGCCCCGGCCAGCTTCTCGACCCCTTTTTCGTGGGAGCTTGGTTCCTCCATATTCTCATTGTGACTCTAGCCTGTGCTCCAATTCCGCGATGGCGTTCAGGGCAGCTTCAACCCAGTGAGGAGCTGCGCTGGCTGCGGCGGGGAAATCATCTCGGGCGATGAGGCTCGCTCCGTTGTCCATCCGCACCCCCAGACACCCGCTGCTTATCAATAATAGCGCGGACAGCATCACGGTTACGGCTTTTCTTTTCAGTAAGGCGTTCATCGGCGGCTACACGGTTAAGACGCTCCCCAAGCTCATTGACAGCATCGACGAGCTTCGGCAAAGCTGCCAAGCCTTTCATTGCTGCCATGAGCGCGGGAAGCATCAGTGGTTCACCCCTTATTTCTTGCGAGTTGTTTTAGGCTTTGCTGCCGCCACATATTCCTTCACGGCATCAACGATGCCCTGACCCCCTATGTAGGACGGCACAATTACCACGATTGCAGCGATGATCTTGTCGGCCATATCAGCGGACACGTTAGCCCACTCCACTGCAAACACACTTAACAGGCCACCGATGGCGACCCACAGTTTTCTTGATTTTAGTTTATCCCTCATTTGTCGTCGTATATGAGTTTATAGCACTTAATGATTGTCCATATTATTGTTACACCGAGCAGGACAATCTTCAATAAAAGCTCGATGTCGGCCAATGATACAGCAGCAAACACGCCGCCGTTAAGCCCTAAGGTTCGCACGTAGTCGTTCATAAGTAAAGGTGGTGGAGCCACCCGCCGAAGCAGATGGCCCCACCATTTGACGACGACTAGGATTAGATTAGATTGGGCCGCTTGAAGAGTACGGTTGCACCGTGTTCTCCAAAGATCGGCTCAAACGCCATCTCGTACTGTCCGTAGTGACGACCGAAGTTGTCGAGTGGGTCAGAACAATCCTCAGCTTTGTACGCTCCTGTCACGAACTTCCACGCACCGCTGTAGTCCTCAGGAGAGAACCCTAACGGGCCGGGAGTTGTGGATGGAACAACTAGCTGACGCATCACGCTCGGATTGAGCACAATCGCTGCCTCGTAGGTACCATTGTTACCCCCTGCTTCAACCTTACTCGTGTAAAGCGGGTTGATTTTAGTACCCGATCCCTTCGTGATTTCACCACCACCAAGCGCGACGTTTTCGTCAATGCGACGGTATCCGGCTAACGCAGGGCCGTCTTTGCGCTTGAATCTCGGCGGATTCGTAACAACAATGTGCCGGAAGTTTCCAACAACACGATCTGCTCCAATGGCCTTTAACAGCTCATTAGCCTTAGATGACTCACGATAGTCCGTGCGGACTTCGCTGGTTGCGGCATTCTTCAGGATGTCATTAGACTGATCCATTCCAATAACGAGAGGGAAGATCGGGCCATTAGGGCCAAGCTCTATCCAGCCGTTACTGTCACCTTCAGTTGCTCCAGACTCAATCAGCAGCATAGCCAAGTTGTCTAGGTGCGCTTGAAGCAATGGCACCGTGTCGCTCAGATTGTTGTCAACTAGTTGGTTGTCAATGTCTAGGTTTGTTACAGCACTTTCGGTGAATGCGGCATCTCCGATAGTTGTGCCAGCCAGCGTCACTTGACGAGACTTTTTCATGTACTCGTTAGCGATCTTGTTTTCCAAGACGCGCTTGCTGTGTTTACTGATCTCTTCCAAATATGCTCTCAGGAAGGAATCTACGTTGTGTCGATATTTTAGGTTGCTTTGGCAAACCTGAGGCCCACGAATTGCTACTCGCTCCGGGCTAAAGGTTTGCTCGCTGAACCCCCACTCCACATCGTTCCAACTGCGTTCGCAGAGGCCTTCTGTGGTATCCATATCAATGTCACCGGAAACACCAGTGGCACCAATCTTCTCCCACGGCAACTGATCGTCGGTGGGTAGTGAGTTCTCGACCGTGAATGTCGTCTGGGTCAGGCCAGTACCGAGCGGGTAAGACCCCTTCGGTATAGCATTCATCCAGACGGATTTGTGTGTGGCCTTACGGTGGACGCTTTTGCCCAAACTTTCCGTGGCCATTTTAAGTGCTTGAAATACATCTGCACAAGCCATAATAAATCCTTTTCTTAAAAGGTTTATGTTGCAAACGAAGTGAATAAGTCGGCCACTCAGCCAGACGACACCTCGCCTGTTGTCCGGTTGGCCTCGTCCGGTTAGGGCCGTGCGGGCAGCCACGCCGCTGTATGGCTTAAGTTTGAGCGTTTAGGTAGGCTCCCCTACGAATTCGTTTATATCATTGGGGATAACCTGTGTAAAGGGGGTCAGCGACTTTTTCTGAATTATTTTCTTGCATGAAAAATGATTAGATATTACCTTCCGTCACCGTTTTTAAGGATGACTAACATGAAATTAAGGATACCGACAGATGGCCAAGTATTAAATTGCTCAGGATTGTCCGACGAGTTTGGCCGAGCAGTCCCCGTATGCAGCGACACCGAGCGAGCAGTGCTTGGCTGCTTGATGCTTAAGCAGGAACTTATTGCCACCGTTGCTGGCGACCTTCTGGATGAGGCATTTCATGACCTACGCAATCGTAACATCTACAGCGCAATGGTTGGCCTGTTCGAGTCAGGCGACCCTATCAGTGAACTTTCAGTTAAGAACTTTGTAGGTGACGACGCTACCGTAGGGGGCTTGGCCTACCTGACTGGGCTGTCGGATGCTACGCCTTCATTCCACTCTTTCGAGTATTTTGTTGGGGTGCTCAAAGAGAAGGCGTGGCTCCGACAGGTCCAAGAATCCACCTACAACATCCAGAGACTTATCAGTTCAGCCGATAATGAGGCTGTTTCTGAGGAAATTGAGAAGAATTTATCCCGCCTACTCACCTGTGGTGGAGGTGATGAGGGCGGGGAAGTCGGGATAAGGGGCGCTGTTGATGCCTCTATCGCTTCTATGGAGGCAGCTATGTCTAACGACGGCAGTCTAGGCGTACCCACTGGCTTTCCTGCCCTTAATCATCTTACCTCAGGGCTGAGGGCCGGTGACTACTGGATTATAGCAGGCCGGCCCAGTATGGGAAAGACCAGTTTGGCTATGAACATAGCGGAGTATGCCGCCATAGATAAGGGAGTGCCTGTGGGTATCCTGTCTATGGAGATGACGGCTGAGTCTTTAGCTACCAGAATGATTTCGGGTCGCGCTCGCGTGGATGCCAACACAATTCGTGATGGCCGCTTCACTAAGCAGGAGATAAGTAAGTTGACTGTTGCGGCTGCTCCCATCGCAAAAGCCCCCATTTTTATTGACCAAACACCGTCTCTCACCGATACCCAGATTGTGTCACGGGCCAGGCGGATGAAGGCGCAGCACGGCATTAAGTTGCTCGTGGTAGACTACATCCAGCTTGCCCACGCCAGAGTAGGGAATCGTGAGCAGAGATGGCGTGAGGTCGCTATAATCTCCGCGTCACTCAAGCAGGCCGCAAAGGAGAATAGCCTCGCGGTGCTGGCACTCTCCCAACTTAGCCGCGATGTGGAGCAGGCAGGGAGAGCTCCCCGTCTATCAGACCTCAGAGAATCCGGCTCGCTTGAGCAGGACGCAGACGTGGTGGGGCTGCTCCACCGGCCCTCCGGGGATGAGCATACACAGCTCGTAATAGCCAAGCAGCGTAACGGGCGCACAGGGGCTATTGATATGGAATTTATACCGAATGAGACACGCTTCATACAGAAGCTACCTTTCTAATGACCACTGACACAACAAGCCTATGCAACGGGGAACTGACACTGGTGATAAAGGGGCTGGGAAATTGCCCTGCCTTCAAGAACAAAAAGATTATCGCCGGGAAACGGCTCATCACCGCCCCAAAAGCACGGCAATGGATGGAATCGGCTGTGAGCAGTTTGTACTCTCAGTTGAAGTGCTTGTATCAGACAGGCGGAGACGCGACCTCGACGGTGCGCTGGCAACAATCTGCGATGTCATTGTTGCCCTACGACGACAACTGGAAGGCGATACCGGAGATAACGGTAAAGGTAAGGGTAGTGGAAAAAGGTGAGGAAGGCGCGATCATTCGGCTTACAAAAATTTCCCCCGTGTAAGGGGATTAGACAAGTAAACATAAACCAAAACATAAAAATAAAATGAGTAAAACAGGCGACAGACAAGTAGTAGTGAATGGAGTGGTATTCTGGCAGGCACTGGATGAGCCCAATGCATTATCTAACAAGTACCAGATCGATATATGTAGGCTGGGAAAGAAGGAGATTAAGGCTCTTGAAGGTGTCGGGCTAGAGGTTAAGGTGCATACGGACAAAGATGGTAATCTGGTGCCAGAGCTCCTCCCTAATGGTGATAAGAACCCAGTATGGAAGGGTAGATACGTCACGCCAAAGGCCAACAGACCTGTGACAATGGTGGATAAGGAAAAGAAGAGCTGGGATTGCAGTAAACTGCTAGGCAACCTAAGCATTGCAAATGTGTGTATCCGTGCCTATGACTATGACTTCAAAGGGAAGCATGGCGTAGCAGCAGGGCTGCAGGCAGTGCAGGTGATGGAACACGTTGACTATAATCCTGCCGCCGTATTCGAGGCTGCCACCGCCCCTGCTGGGGACGACGACGTACCATTCTAAATGGACCTACAGTCCGCGCGTGAACTACTTGCTGCTGTCATCGGGCGAGCCGTCAAAGATCGGCGGCAGGCAGTCACGCGCGGCTTAGTTGACGACGAAGCCAACCCCATCAACAGTGCTGTAGGCAACTGCCCCCAACATGACAAGTGGGCCGTAGTCAGCGACCTCCATTATTTCTTCTATGAAGGAGGAATAGAGGCCGTGGCTTCTCTGGCTGAGTTCAACTTTAATATTAACCTAATAAAAAGAAGAAGCGAGGAACCATACGATGAAGGACGAGAGAAAAGGAGCAGTGAGCGCGAGCGGATTCCCCGGTCTGGCTAGATGCCCCGGTAAACACCAACAGGAAGCCGGCTTAAAGGACACAACCTCCGCTGTAGCCGCCGCAGGTAACGTGATGCACGACGCCTGCGCAGGTAAAGACGTTGCATTGACGCCTGATGAGGCGGATTTAGTGCGACGCATGAAGGAACAGGAAACCACTATGCGAATGATGGTTTTCGACAACGAACCAGTCGATGAGGAGTGCAGGGAGGAGCGGCTATGGGCCAAGAATAAGAAGTTTAGCGGCAAATGCGACGTTATCCTGATAAAAGGCAGCACTGCTTTGGTGATTGACTACAAAACAGGGCGCATACCTGTTGAGCCTGCCGAAACAAACTGGCAACTGAAGGGATATGCCGTACTGACCAAGCAAAACTGGAAAGTAGACACCGTATTCGTGTCAATTGTGCAGCCATACTGCGGAAATCCAACGATACACAAGTACAATAAGGCGGAATTGACTAAGGCCCAGAGGCAAGTCAGCGCACTTGTGCGTAAAGCGAACAGTGATGCGCCTAAACTTAACCCCGGAGAGTCCCAATGCAAATATTGTAAGGCAAAAGCACTGTGCCCAGCCCTGCGCCGTGAGTCTATGGCACTGGCTACACTGATTGGCACGTCCATATCGTCCTTTACAGGCGATCAAGTGGCTGAATTACTGGACAGATGCGGCCCCGTGGAAGGTTTCATGAAGGAATTACGTGGTCACGCTAAGAAAATGCTGGAATCAGACGCCAATAGCGTACCCGGATACAAGCTGTCAGCCGGCACGAAACGACGTAAGATCACGGATAATAAGGCTGCTTACGGCATTCTGGCTGATTCAGGCACCTCATTCGACGACATACTGTCGGCTGTCACCTTCAGTGTTTCCAAGATCGAGAAGCTGGCTCGTGGCGAGATGCGCGATTCCTCGGCTCATGAGGCTAGGGAGCTGGTGGCGGAGGCATTCGGTGACGTTATCGAGACAACCGAGACTTCCTCCAAGCTGGAAAGGGACAGTAATGCCTAATCGAATTGTACGAGCTGACATCCTGTGCAGCGAGCGGGTTAATGCCCTGACGTTCGGGGCGGAATGCTTCTATCGCAGGTTGATGAACGTAGTGGATGACTATGGGCGCTTCCGTGGCAACATGACCGGACTGCGTTCAGCCTGCTTCCCGTTGCGGATAGATACCGTTAAGGAGAAGGACATCGCCAAGTGGATGGAGGAATGCACTCAGCTAGGATTGTTGATGCTATATGTGGCTGACGGGAAGAATTATCTGCAAATTGATAATTTCGGGCAAACCATCCGCTCGAAGTCAAAATTCCCCGATCCGCCCGATAATACCGAGTCTGCGAACATTTGCGAACAAATGATTGCAGATGCTAACAATTGCTCGCCTAGTCGTAGTCGTATTCGTAGTCGTAAGTCGGACGAACCGGAAGGTTCGACAGCAGGCAAACAAAAGGTTGGGGACATGAGCGATGAAGAGTACATCGCTTACTTATCGACTAATCCTACCTATGATGGTATAGACGTTGAACGAGAAGTGGGTAAATGCCTAGCGTGGTGTGAAGTGAAACAGCTTCCCTGCAGCCGAAGGCGAATAATCAACTGGCTTAATCGAGTTGAGAAACCGCTAAAAGCCCTGTCTAAAGGGCCGGTAGATGCGGTTGGGAGAAAGATTGAGGTGGTAAATTGACAACTACTTTACAGCACCGGGGGACTGCTACGCAGGCGCCCTCCTTAAACTCAGGCTGGACACAGCTTGAATTTTCCCAGTCTGCCCCCCCGGTGCTGTCACTTGTTATGGCTAAAAAAGAGAAACTGGGAATAGAAACTATGAAAGGGAAAGAGGCCGTGAAGCGCGAACGCGAGGCGCTGGATGCATTCTGCAGGCATCATCACCATATGGACTATGTGGCCCCTCCAGCGGATGAGCCAGCCGTGGTCGATGCCTTCTTCACTGTTAATAGCGGGAAAGACCTGTACGCAGTGGTGGAGGTTAAGTCCCGCAGCATGACGAAGAAGAAGCTGGCCGGCGACTATGGCTGGGAAATGCTGATAACCAACGACAAAGTGGAGAGAGGCAGGATGATGGGCAATATGCTATGTAGCCCATTTGTGGTCATACTCTACCTAGTGCCAGACAAGATAATGCTGGTTCAGCAGATTAGCGACAAGTACGGCGACTTAACTGTTGATCTGGAGGTGAGGGAAACCATAAGCCAAAAAACAGTAAATGGAGGGGAAGTCTTAAGGGACAATGCCTTCATCAACATGAAGGACGCTAAGGAGTATAAGGTATGAAAACGATCATACACGTCAATCAGCACAATGTTAAGAGGAACAGCAAAACAGGCTCACGCGATCCTGTGCTGACCGTAAAGACATACAAGAGCAACGACTACGGCTACACCGCCAACATTAAAGGCCCAGCTAAAGTGGTGTATCGGCCAGATAAGCCCCTTAGCTGCGGGGCCACCTGCTGGATAGAAACTGAATCGGAAGTGGAGGTAATGTGAGTAAACTAGGCAAAGCATACCCTGTCCCTAATGCGACAGAACCTATAAGGAGACCTCCGACTGCACGCGCAGCTAGACGAAAACTGGAGAGGGCTGCTAGGAAGCTCGCCAGAAAGAAAGCCAATGAACAGAAGACGCTTTAGATGGCTGGGATACCGCAATGGCCTGATGATTGTGCTTAAAGTTTACTGATGAAGCTGGTTGATGACATGGCGTGGATTCTAATCCTTACAGCACTTGCCGCCTTCATCGGCTGGACAATAGCGAGACTATGAATTAAGTGTCGGATATAGGGGGGGGTTAAGCCCCTAGATTGCTCTCTAAGCCATTTTGATTGCCGGAAGGTACTTAGACACCATTTACACATAAAGATGCGTTAGAGAGCAAAGGGCCCACCAAAGAACAGCACCAGAGAAAAGGATCAGATGCCAGTATGGCCAAAGACATATTACGAGGAGAAGAAGAAGAAGCAGTGGTGGCTGGATGCTGCCCGTAAATGGTTGGCCGATCCAACGGCTGACTCCGAGCTTCTCTATGTGGCCAGCGATGGCATTAAGTTGGCTGACCCAACTTTATCCCGGCAATGTCTGGTCGAGGCGCGAGAGCGCAGGAAGAGGAAGAGATGAATGATAATTACACTATACAGATAAACTACCCAGAACCCTACCCAGCCTGTGCCTGCGGGTGCAGCCTTACTTGGGTTTTCCGCCCTGATTCGTTCCACACAGAGGGGATGTGGCAGTGCAATACCTGTGCCAGCATACGCCGTGGCCTCCCTCACCCAAAAGTGAGGAAGATATATGACCTGAAAGCAATGCAGGAGGAGAGGGATAGAGAGGAGAGGGAAGCGGAGGAAGAGAAGAAGCGGAGAAATAAGAGGCGCAGGGAGAAGAGGGCTGCGGAGAAGAAGCAGGAATCTATTGAGAGGGAATACTACTCCCAGCGAAGCATTGCCGAGGCTAACAATAACAACTCTGGCCCCGAAGAGTGCCCAAAGTGCGGCGACGACCACTCAGCCTACCTAGGCGGATACTGCTTTAACTGCGGAGTCTACAGGACCGGAGGGAAGAAGTCAGAGCCCGGAGAAAACAGGGACGCCTATGACTATATGCAGATGTCCTACGGGACTAGGGTGGAGAACTGGATGCGCTTAAGGTAAGGAAGACATGACAACCCTGCCCCGCCCTGTTAGCCTGCGTGAATGGCCAAGCTACCTAAACTTAACAGCCTCGTGGAAGTAACTTGGCTGGACGCCGTGGGGTATATTGGGGCTGAGCTATCAGATGCCAAACCCTCCCAGTGCATAACAATAGGGAGGCTGGCTGCTGTAAGGGAACGGTCACTGGTCATAGCCACGTCTCTCTACGAGGACGGCTCTGGAGACTTCACTGTACTGCCGAAGTCTATGCTGCTGGGGGTTAAGCTGATTCGGGGTTAGCCTCCTCATGACCATTCTGGGGGCATTGTCCCGTTTGGAGTTCGCCCTGCTCCACCTCTACAACCTCCATCTCTGAAGGCTTAGGCAACTGCGCCATCACGTTAATGTTTATCAATGGCTTATCCCCACTGCCCTCTACCCCGTGAACCTTACGCATCTGGTTGTCCAGCTCCACCCAAGCCGAGATCGCCTGTCTCATAGTCCGCAGGTCGCCCTGCTTCATTGCTGTGACTGCTGACTCAAACAACAGGTACAACTGGTCCCCGGTTCGGACCGAACGCTTCAGGTGCTCCTGTACGTCCAGAGGCTCCATAGCACGGGACTTGTCTGAGCTGCTGACCAGCTCCTCAGCGATCTGTTCTGTGACCCTGCGACGTGCCCCAGCCTGTATCTCCCCACGCTGCTCATACCACTTCTGCCTGCCGGCGACTTGGTTGAGGTAATTCGGACTGCAGCCGTGCTTGATAGCCAGCTCCTTCAGGTTCATGTCCGAGGCGAAGAAGTCGTCCCTGATCTTATTCCAATTCAATCTGGTCGCCATAAGCAATCATAGTAGAACGGGTTAGGCAGTGAAGTAAATCTAATAGCTGGAAAACTGAGAAAATCCTGCACACCCATATATAGGGGAAGGGGGGTCGAAAGGGGGCGGGGGGGCCGTATTATATAGTGCAATGCCGTCAATATGGCCTAATAAGCCTGTAAAATGGGGGTGAAATGACTATGCCCCTAACTAATTGCGAGTATTTTCACAATCTGTCCTGTTTTTCGGTAGGGTACACTGCCGACGGGTACAGTGATTACGATCGCAGCTTCAAAGCGCGTAAGTCGATTGCACCGACCCAAACATAAACGGCAAACTGGATTAACGAGGCGCGGCCATTATGAACGGCACGCACGGGACG